GCGTCGGAGATGACAAGCTTTGCTCGATTTGGAGTGACAGCAGCGGAGATGGCAATAGTGGTGGAGCCAGATGGCTGAACCCCACTATAGCTCTTCTTGGCCCTTCCCTTTTGGGAGAGCTTGATTGTGTGGCCGGGGGAGAATAGTTCCAGAGCACTTCTGTCCACTTCAATGAGGCCACGGCTGGAGCTGATCTGTTGGCAGGTCTCCCTGACATTAAAGATGTTGTTGCCGGAGGCTCGTCCGCCCACAGCATAGACCTGACCATCACTGCCTGCCACCTTGCTTGAGACCTGAACCCTGCGGCCACGGTCAATTAATGCGACATCAGCTGAGACAGAAAGTCCCGTCACCTGCTTCTTGGAGAAGTGATTGGCAATGTTTTTGGCGGTGGTGGGGATGAGGCGAACCTTTTCCCCGATATCGGGAGAGGTGTCCAGAGCGACCTTGAGACGGATAGATGGCGAAGTGGCTGAGGTGGAGTAGACATAAGACTCGCCATTGAGGAGGGTGATGGAGTCATCCCCGCTCTCATCGAGCGTACTCTTATCCATGGAACCCGAGCCATCTGAACCTGCGGAGAGGGACGCCGTCATGACATCTTTCACCCCAGCGGTGGAGGCAATCACTTCAATGAGGCTAGAAGTGGTGTTTGAGGCAGTTGCAAGGGGGTAAATCGTGATGCCGAAAGTGGAGTCTAAGTAGACAGCCGCCTCAGCCGTTGCTGCTGTGGTGCGGGTGACAGAGAGGGTGATTCTGCTCACCACACCTGTCAAAAGGCTTGCGATGGCGAACGGAGTGTCCACATCGAAGTTCTTAGTGTCTAAAATGGCAGTCACTGTAAAAATCGTACCACCAAACTGAATTTTGTCGCCAACAGCCACAACAAAGCTTGGGTCGGCATCAGCCGTGATGGCTTTTCTGGTAACCACAATGCTCACGCCGCTTTGGGTTCCCAAGGAGGTGCTGACAGCAAATACTGAGGAGCTGGTGACGGAAGAGATGTAGGTAGTGGTGGAGCCCACAACAACCTTATCCCCAATGCGAGGGGTAAAGCTCAAGCCAGAGGTGAGGGTAATCGCGGTGCCGCTGGTGTCGCCTGTCTTGGTTTCGCTCTTAAACTCAAAGCCACGGGAGGCATCGACCAAGGAGCTGACAGCTGTGATCTTGTAGGTTCCACGGTTGTTGCTATTGAAGGCTGTATCTGTGATGGAGCAGATATCTCCCACCTGAACCAAAGAGAGGTCAGCTGGGTAGCAGAAGGTCATCTTCTGAGTGTAGGGGCCAGAGCCCGAGTTTTCTACCTGAATGGGCTTACCCGCATCAAGGCTTAGGGCATAATCTTCACCAGAGGCCAAGATCAAACGGCATTTGGTGAGGTCACTTGAGGCATCAAACTCGTAGGTGGCCTTTGCGTCTTTTAGTGGCTCGGTAGGGTAGTCCACTCCAAAGGTTGTCTTCTGGCCAATAGGACCATAGAAGTTGGAGGTGATTCTCATTCCGGCATTGGAGACAGAGGTGGGGACATCGTTTCTGGCCTTGAACCAGACTTTATAGTCCTCAAACCTGTAATCCAGCCAGCGGTCGCTGCTGCCCAAGAGGGCATCGGCAAGGTTGGAGGCGGTTGAGTTCAGTGTGCTATCTGCGATATCAAGCTCAATCGTACTTGGAACCGATGGGCCCTGAATGGTGCCATCGATGTACATCGGGATATCGTAAGTTTTCTTGGCTGCATCATTGTCAATAATGAAGACAGCGTTGTCGGATTGCCCAAACTCTGTCCAAGAGACAGATGCCAAAGTTGCATCCTTCCCAAATGGAGCATAGGTGGTTGGAGCTTCGTCCCTCAAGTTCATGTTGTTGGCATCCACCTTGGAAAGGGGCTGTCTGATCAGTTGGGCACTTGCTCCCAAGTAGGGGAAGAAACCCCTGTTGCTATCTTGATCGGTGAGGGTTTCATTGGTGTTCATCGTGTCATAGGGCGATGAAGCAATGGAATCAATGGAGTAGCGGCTTGAAGCGATGCCTGATAAGTCCTCAGACTCCATCGAGGCCACATGGGGGTCATTGGAGTCTTCAATGGTGGGGGAAATACCCAGCTCACTCGCGCTTCCACAGATAGCCGCCACAACGAGGGCGCTGCTGGTAGAGAAGCGGTCGGTGCTAATCTTGATTTGATCGGTGTCTAATACCTGAGCGGTGATGCCAGTTGTTTGAGATTCGATGGAGGTGGCAATGTCACTTGGGGACACAACACCCGAAGGCAGGATGACGCGCTGCGTATAGCCAGCGGACCTCATCACAATGAGCTTCGTGTTCACTTGGTCACAAAGAGTTGAGGCTGCAGCTACGGGGTTTGCAGCATAGCAGTCGATATAAGAGAAAGAGGCGTCAACCTCTTTGATTTTAAAAACGCCCTCTTTGGACAGTCCATAGAGGTAAACCCAGTCGTCTGCCTTGCAGTTGGCAAATGGGGAGGTTCCAGAACCAGTGACGCGCTGAATCGCGGTCGAAGGGGCGGACAGGGTGACATTGAAGGTGGATGGCACTGCGGGGATGCTTGCCGTTGCGTCGGCAATCAAGACCATCTCTGGACTTGGGCTTGCTGAAATGGTGTAGTTTTGTTTGACACTGCTTAAGACAAAGCCACGGGTGTTGACGGTGCCCGCCTTCAGCTCATCGCCTTCAGTTAAGCGCTCGGCCAGCTCAATCTGTCCCAAAAGGGTGTTAATCGTGAAGTCAGCGGCCTTGCCCGTGGATTCAATGTTTCCACCAAAAAGCACATCGGCCAAGTCTCCGCCCGAAGCTTTTACCTGAGCAGACTCCACTTTGCCACGGTTGGACTGAATGATGAACGTGCCATCGTCTTTGGAAAAGGCTTGGATACCCGCAAACTTGGCATTAATGACCTTCACCCAGTCAATAGCCGTTGCGCCAGTGACAGTGGCACCAGCAGCGTAGGTATCAAAAACAGTCTGATCAAGTGTGGTGAGCGGGCTCTCTACGCCATCGACCGTAAGCTGAAGCTCATAAGACGCGCCTGCAAAGTCCCAAAGAGAGGGAGAAAGGGATTGGATGATGGCACTTGAGCCGTTCTTTTCCAAAAGCTTGTCGTTCTTATAGAGTCTAATGGTGTATTGCTTGATGGTGGGGAACTTAATGACACTATTGGCATCATTGCTGGAGGCACTGCCCACTCTCACCCAGTCTGGGTCATCTGCGGTGGGGGTGATATACACTACGCCGTCTTTAGCTCTTGCCTCAATGGTGGAGAACGCCTCATTGATGGCTTCAGATACTTCTTGAGCAGTGACAATGCCGGGGTTTCTGAAAAGCTCGGAGTTGAGGGATACTTCTTCAGACACCCCATCCACTTCCACATAAAGCTTTTCTCCGCCATAGAGTTCAAAAGGCTCAGTGGCCACAGAGGCGGATTGCGCTTTAACAAGCGACCACTTCTGAAGCTGCAAGTAGTTTTCCGTGCCAGCAGCAGAGGTGACAATCACCTCTTCGCCAACGCCAGAGAAGGAGGGAGAAAATCCGGTTCCATCATCGATGAAAAGGGTGGCCCTGTCGCCTGCGACAGTAGGCTCTCTCAGATAGGCGGTGATAACCTTCTTGCCCTCGTCGTCATCGGACACACCAATGACAGCCCTAATCAATGCCTTGGCAGTGCCCTTGCCCAAGTTATGGACACGGTCTTTGATGCGCTGCCTCAACTCGTCATCGGTCTCCGGGTCCTTGCCGCCTGATGACGGGTCTGGGTTGGAAACTGCAGCTGTGGACCAAGGGAGGCCCTTGAATTCTTTAATTTTGTGTCTTCCGACATTGCCTTGGCTTCCGGGGTTGGTGCAAAGGGCCTCAATGCCAGTGATGGTGTCTTCCCCATCCAAAAGGGTTTTAGCGACAAGCGTCCTAAAGTCGATAGAAGGAGCGCCTGACGCTGGGGGGACGAAAGCTGTGGTGCCAGCTGGAATAGTCCTGTCCCCACCTTGGGACATGACAACCTCTTCACCTACCAGATGATCTTTCATCAATGGGGAAGAGAGGTTAATGGTCCAATAGCTACCTGCGTCAGTGACGGTGGTGTAGCTGATGGCTTCACTCGTTTGAGTCCCACGGCCCAAGTAGATGGTGCCAGAGGCTGAGAAGTTTTCAGCATTGACGACATTGATCTTGGTGTCGCCAGCTGATGGGGCAATGGTGCCCGAGTAAATGGTGGTGGAGATCTTGGTGAATGCGGAATCTGAGATGGTGAGAAGAACTTTAGAGGACGAGGAGCCGATGCGAGTGGGGGAAACTCCCATCTCATAGGCAAAGCTTTCTAGGTCAATACCCGAGGCTTTATCAATATTTTTAAGGTTTAAGACGCGAAGAAGCTTGGCTTCACTTTGGAAGTCAGAAGATGCAGCTGCTTCCAAGAGGGTGAGCAAGACGGAGCCGGGGCTCAAATCGGTCAAATCCGTTTCGGCAATGAGAGCGCCAGCCATCTGGCCTAAGATTTGTTGATAACTGCGAAGCTCGATGTCTGCCATTGAAACCTTCTAAGGGAGGGGAATAATTTAATTATATCCCATTCTTCCTAGACATTTACCTCAAATTCTAATGCAACAGTGCCTGTCGATGAGGCACCCTTGGCGTCGATTTTAATCCTCACCACGCTGCCTTCCACCTTGGCGTCCACAACAGCATCGCTAAATCTTGGGTCAGATACAACGCTTTTCTTAATTATTTCAACCACTTGCTCTGGAGAAAGCTCATTATTCTTTTCCCCAATGAAGGCGGGCATACCGTAAAGGGGGTGCTGTCTCTGCTCACCACGCTCAGTATTGAGAAGGAGCCTGAGTGCCTGAACAGCGTTTTTGTATCCATAGCTTCTCTGGGCATCCCCAACAGGGTCAATAACGATATCTCCGTCTTTGTCTAAAGACATATCGATCTTGAACACTCTTTCAGCATGGGAGAGCCTGCTGAGAAGAGGTGTATTGGGCGTATCCTGAATATCGTTTGTTGCCAAGGTGGAGGGAATCAGGATGGTATCGCCCGAGCCTACGGTGCCGGGGAGCCGGGTGTGCAGATAGGGATTGCCTCCATTGTAGGCGTCGAGGTTGTCGTTGCCATCAACCGTGATGCGGTAGGAGTCGCCCACCTTGTCGATATTGACAATGTTGCGAATGGTTCTGGCCACCGAGGCCCCTTGGATTGAGATCTTCTGGCCAATGACGAGATTGGAGACAGAATCGACAAAGAAAGACCTTCCGCTTGGGGATTGAATGGAGAGATCAAAGCCTGCTTCATCAATATAAGGAGCCCTCAGGCCGTTGGTGAGAGCAATCTCCCTAGCCTTTTTGACATCCTTAAAATACCTAAAAGCGATGTCCTCAAGCGACATCCCTCTATCCACAAACACCGGAACACCTGAAAGAGGCTGCTCCATTGCATCCTCTGGTGCCACAGCATTATTGGCGTCAGTGAAGGGATTGATATCCTTGTTGTTGAAAAGGAGGCCTGAAGCCAAGGTGGAGTGAATGGCGTTTTTGGAGTCTTGAATCTGGGCTGAGAGGATAATGGAGTCTTCGGTGAGAGTTCTGGTGGCAGCCGCACTATTGGTCTGGACTCCATAGAGTGCTGCGTAGGTGGCATCCATCGAGCCTGTGCTTTTGGCAAGATTGTCGGAGATGTCTTGCATCTTCTGTGCCAAATCTCTCACTTGGCCTGAGGTGAGGGCCTGAGCCTTCTCTTCCTCCTGCTGAATCTGTTCTTGGACAGCTGGGGACAGGGTGAGGGCGTCGATCTGGATGGCGTCCTTTACTTCACTGCTAGAGAGAAGGGCATTACCCAAGGTGGTCTTGGCAATTTGGCTAGTTGAATCCGACAGAGCGGCCTTATTCTCAATCTTAGGCACGGGCTCTGAGCCGGGGTTGGAGTCAAAGCTTGAAATGACATCCTCAATAGCTTTGCTGTTATCCGTTATCATTCTATCCCAGTTATTCTTAACTACACCGGGGAAGTCGGCAAGAGTCTTGGCAATGCCAAGAAAGTCCTTAATAAGCAAAATGCTTTGGCCCACAATGTCCGTGATGTTCGCTATGTCACTCTGAACACCTCTGACGATGTTGTTGTATTGCTCAAAAAAGCCCCTTGTTTTTCTTAGGCTATCCAAGGCAAAGCCCACATAGGATGGGTCTCGGGTGTCTAGCCCAGCTTTGTCTTCTATGGGGTCGATGCCAGTTGCCGGGATGATTTCCCAAGCCTTCAGCATGATGCTATATCTATAGACGAGAGGACTACTGGCGTCACGCTTCATGTCAAAGCTGACAGGAGTGACATAGTAGCCGACATTGTCCTTCCTGCTGATGAACGCAAGCCTCAGGTCGTGCTGTTTTTTCTTTTTCTTTTGCTCAGCGTAGGCCACAAGGAAGTGATGGAGGAGCCAGAATTGGTAGTAGCCCGTCTTCTCGTACTCACTGTCTTTTAGCTTGTCAGCCTCCTTACCGCTGTTAAAGATTCTGGCCGCTGTTTTGAGTGTGTTTCCAATGGCTTGGGTGGTAGATGCAAAAATGTCAGTGACAACACTCAGGGCCCCTTCTTTGGGCTTTTCAATGACATTTCGTCTTTCTGGGAGTATGCCCGTGGTGCCTGTGATAGAGATGGTTCTAAATACCACCCCATTATTCTCTTCAAGAATGCCGTTGTTGGTTGCCAAAACACTTGAAGCGAAGTGAGTGCTGATGGATATCGCCTGAGGGGGTAGGTTGAGCAATACCTCGCTGAGGCTCTGGATGCCGTTTTGGCCAATGCCATCCAGAGACTCTTTGGAGCGGCCAACACCGTTTTCTCGATAAACCCTGAATAAATAGGGGTACTGTTTGTTCCAGTCGTCACTGTTGACGTTTTGAATCTTTTTAGAGAGATCGCCGCTTACTTGCAATTGCTTCCTGCCATAACCAGCGTCTGCAATATCGGTGTCCGTCTGACCGAGCAGCTTAGCCATGGGATTGCTTTTAAAATCTGAGAAGTCCATAATTATTTCTCAACCTTGTGTTTCTTGGAAAGAATCTTTGTTTTAAGCTGTGAAGCGAGCTGCTTGAATGCGGGTGCGTTCACAGGTGTGCCAGATGGCCCTACGCCCGTTGGCACCACAATCTGGGAGATGGCGTCAGAGAGTTTGCTCAGCCAATCCACCAAGTCATCGCCCACCACCTGCGGCTGGAGGCTTTCTTTACCCACTTCCACCGTATTTGCCACTACTTGAACCTTGTTTGCGTCTTGGTCCATTTTGATAAAAGTATCGCCATTACTAATAGTAATCGTTTTAGTGGTGCGATCAATACTAACGCTTTGCTTAGCATTAGTAGAAATGGATATGTTACCATTTTTATCAATTTGAATATCAGTAGGCCCAACTTCACTATTGACCAGTGTTCCATCGTCTTTTTTGGGGCCTTGAAACTTAATATTGAGTGCGCCGTCATTGGTGATTTGGAAGTTTAAGCCCTGAACCTCTCCCTCTAAATGAGTACCCTCTTCTTGTTTGGGCCGTGTGCTTGCAGCAACTTTGTTGCCATGCGGCATAGCCCCCAAGATAACCCCAGTGTTTTTCTTCCCACTGATAAATGCCACTAACACCCAGTGACCACGGACATCCTCCATGGAGGAGGACTTGCTTTTGGCCTTGGGGCCCGGATCTGTGGGTATTACCTCTAGGTAATTGTTGAGCCCACCGCCGAAGCCCGGCTGCAACATCCTGCAGAACGGGATGATCTCCTGAGCGAGGTTGGGGTGCATGATTTTAACATCAAAAAGGACAAATCTGGCAAGCTTCTTGTCCTCCACCTTAGCTGAGCCTGCGGGGTATACTTCGACAATCTGACCCAAGCAAACACTGAAGTTTTGGTTAAGGTCCTTAACCGCACTAGGTGCTTCCGAGTATTCAAGGCAGCTTGATACCACATCTCCAAATTGGGTGTAAGAAGGCCCTGACATTATTCATTTCCCCCTGAATCATCAAAAGAAAAACCCCTGTCCCACTCCCCAAGCTGTCCTGCTATGGCTTCTGGGTTATCCATGTTTTCGGTGAGATCAATTGGGCTTTTGGTGGATAGTTTTTGGAGTCTAGAAAATGATAAGCTGGTCTTAAAGCTCTTATCCCCATCACTCCTTACATCAAACTCATGAGAAACTCTTTCAACATGAGCTATCCAATCTCTTTCTGGGAATACGATATTAGTGCCCACCGGAATGTGCTCATGCGAGCCAATGATGGTGACCATGCCGTTTTCAAATAGGTGGGCCCTATTCCAAAGGTCTTGGGCGATTTTAGTCATGTCTCCCTGATTGGAGTCCAAAAAGTAGTTGGAATACGAGATGAATGGCCTTAAACCATATCGCTTCAAGCTTGCGGTGTTTCCGTAGCTATTGAACCCTGTTTGGGCTTTTAAAGCCTTTTCAATCATATCTGCCTCAGGGACGGCGTTGCCTTCGATGATGCTTGGCACAACAAAGAAGAAATTGAAACGCTCGGCATCAGACTTTCCTGTGTTGAGGCCCATGATTTCATTCTCTTCGATGTATTTGGAGATGTAATAGTGGGAGCCCATTCCCTTGGGCACCGGGTTTTTCTTTGTTTTTTGAGACCTAACAATCCCAGCACCCCTTTTGACGTTGGTGTGGTTTGGTATGTCAAAGAACCTTGCAGCCCTTGAGTCGCGCATTTTGTCAGAGCTAAATGGTATAGCTCTTAACACGAAGCTTGGAACCAGTCTCACCACGCCATTGACAGATGTGGGCAGTAGTTCTGTGTAAATCTCATTGAAAATGGAGTTGGAGAAGGATTGCAGAACGCTCCAAATAGGCGTTGTGCCGCCCAAATCCGGCATAGGGAAGGCTCTTCCCAATAGCCCCCCGGTTAAAAAGTAGGTGATCATGGTGCTAAAGTAATTACTGGGAGACGCCGAACCAAGGACCCTTTTAGCCACCGCTGGGGGTACATGGATAGGCATACCCGACCCGCCAGCAACGGCCTTGGAGTTTTGAATCAAGCCTTTGTTTGAAGTTGCTTTGGAAGAGATGGGGCCCAGAAGGGTTTCCAAAAGCACCTCAATCATTCGATCTGGGCCAAGATCAAATCCCTTAAGCTTCTTCCTGTAGGAGTTTTCAAACAAGGCTAGGCTTAATAATGGAGTATCTCCTACAAGAGTTTGATTGATGTAAATGGGGATATTGAAAAAGGATTGGAAGTCTTCGCCGGACACGACATATCTGACATATTTGGTTCCAGACGCACCATCCACAGCCTCCTGCCTTCTCACCGACTTCACAATGCCAACCATTTTAAGTCCATTGTGGGTGCTATTGTCTTTTATGTCAATCTTATGGCCGCCCATGTAGATCATGCACCACGAACCCGGACTGATAAGGCCCTTGTAGTTCTTAGAGCTTGCAAGAGTAACGCTCCAAGTGCCGACGCCGCTTTTCCCCTTGTTGGTTTGAATAGAGATGATTTCTGAGGTGACATTAATCTCTTCAACGCTCAGGGTGTCGGAAGCCAAGAAGGTGGACGAGTAGGTGTTTTCCTTCTTATAGGAGAAGAAGGTCACTAATGCGTCTGGGGTATGGCTTGACACCTTAAATGACATACACTACTTCTTGGGGCTGGTTGTCAGCATTTTATCCACATACTCTTTCTTCAGAACCTCATGGGCCCTTTCAGTGAGGAGCTTAAATGCTGTGTTTAAAGTTTCGATATTTGTGCTTAGTATGGTTAAGCCCTGAGCAATTTGTTGGGCCGTTTTTTGGTCTCCAAGTTGAGCCTCCCTCGCTCCGGGCTGCCCAGAGGGTAGCTCTGGGGCACCTTGGGGCTGTGGTCCGTAGGCTGTTGATGCTGCTGTAGCTGGGTTTGCCAATCTCTTGGCCACTTCTGGGGCAAGCCTTGCTTCTTTATCTGTTGTGTGGCTGTAAATGTCAGAGATTGTGGCCAAATCGCCCACAGCACCCCTATAGCCCATATCACCGCGAGCCCCAGCGGTTCTCATTTTGGCAACGATGTCGTCGGCCTCCTCCTTGTTTTTTGGAGTGTAGCCAGTCATCTTGGTGAAGTCTTCGATGTCCATAGTGTCAAAACTATGACTGAACCTGAGGGAGTCGGTAAAGGAGAGGTTTTTTAGTTTATACTTGTTTTGAAGCTCCGAGTAAACGCCACGAGCCCCCATCAGCCCCTTCACAAGGCCTATGCCGCCAGCCTGCTTGCCAGCACTATTGATTTTTGATTGCTCTCTCTGGACAAAATCCATCTGGTGGCCTTCAATTGCTCCACCAAATAAACCCTGAGCAGCCCCCATGGCCATGCTATAGTTATCACGCGCACCCTGAGCAGCGCCAAGGCCTTGGCTTGCTTGAGCAGCAACAATCTTAAGGCTATCCCCAACTTTTTCCTTGGCAAGTCCAGCTGCGACGGCTTCGGAAAACATTTCCTTAGTTTGCCTCATGGAGTCGTCGCGACCAATGCCGCCCTGAAATAATCCAGCAGCAAGCTGCGGAGCATTCGCAAACCCCATTCCCTGAGCCTCAAAAAGAGCCCCTAAACCACCCTTAGCGCTCAGAAGTCTTGGGTCTTTATTTCCGAAGACTCCGCCCATTGTGGATGTCAATTGACCCATGGTCTGATCATAAAGGTCGCCAGCAAAGGCGTTCGAGGCGTAGTCTCTTAGAGTTCCTGTCCCACCAGCGCCATCGTTCGCCCTTGGGTCAAACATCTGGTATTTTCTGGCTCTGGCAATTTTGGGGTACATAGAGGCAGCCTCTGATTCCGTGGCTGCAATTCTGCCAGAGGCAGAGCGGGACAATGAAGCTGCCCATTTTTGATTGGGGCTATTTTTCAGCTGTTCGACATAAGCGGCATCTTCCATGCTAGAAAGATTCAAGCTAGATGCTCTTTTCATCATCAAGGACACATCTTCGCCGCCAGTGAGCATCCCGCTTAGCTCCGGGGCACCCATATTGCGGGCAGATCTAAATGAGCCCATGGCCGTTCCAAGTCCAGCCCTATATGGATCGAAAAACTCTTTGTTGGTGCCCATTTGCTTGTTAATCTGGTCTTCCATGGAGGAGTTCATTCTAGAATTGAAGCCAGTAACAAAATTGGTAGCCCCCATGGCAGCCCCGCCTATTGCACCATAAGCAGCGCCAGCACCGGGGGCAACCGTATTGCCAATCATTGCTCCGCCAATGGCGTCCCTCAAAATGCCACCAACACCAGTCATGGTGGACTCAAACACAGATTGGCGAGACATTGCCTCTCTTCCGCCCAGTGTCTGCATAGCAAGAAGCCTGTCGTATTCGCCCGCAGCAAATGACCTGCCTTCTTTGTTGTCTACTTCAGAACCAGCGTAGGCTGACTCTCTAAGAGCCCCCGGAAGATGGCCAGCAAAAGCCATGGCGGAGCCGACTGCGGTTCCAATTCTGGAAGCCCTGCCAAACATTTGAGCACGCCTAGCATCTGCCGCCGCCTTCTCTGCGCCAAGCACGCTGTCAACCTCAGCAACTCTTTTGAGTTCGGCATTGGCTTTGTCTTCAAGTATGCTTTTTTCGGACTGTTTTTTAGCAAGCTCTGCTTGGACTTCGGTGAGGTCTTTATTCTGCTCCCTCAACCTTACCATCTCATCCTTCAGGCTCTGAATGCTCTTGTCGAGTGTCCTCAGTTCGCTCAGGTCTGCGGAGGTGGAATCTTTCAGCAATTCTTGGTGATAACCAAGAGCATCCCTGAAATTTCTGCTTTCACCGCCGACCTCAAAGCTGCCTCCCAAGATATTGTAGCTTGGGTCAAGCCTGTTTTGCTTCTTCCTGACCTGAAGCTCGTTGTAAATGCGGTCTTCCTGAATTGCCTTTGTTAATTGAAACCTTTCGTCCGCACTATTCATTGCAGCATCATGGCTGCCAATAGCAAACTTAGCGGAAACATAGTCGGACATACCAGCACTTCTAGGAAGATAGCCGTATGAGGAGGAGGTTCCATAGAATGGGAGTGCGTTGCCAGAGCCAGCCCCTGCGCTCACCACTTGGGCCTGCGTTGTTCCGGGCAACATTGGCTGTGTGTTGGTGTTTTGGCTTGTGGGACGTTGGTCGAGAAGCTGGGCCATCTGGCTCTGCCCGCCATTTTTAAGGCGCTCAACAATGCCCTCCATGATCTTGTCGGCAATCTTTGCGCCAAGGCCAGAGAAGGCCCCCTCAAGGGCTGTGGACATTTTATTGGCAACAGCTTGAGATGCAGCCTGCAGCTCATCGCTTGCCTCTAGTCTCGCCTTTAAAATGAGTTCAATTTCTTTTGAAGTTTTCATGGATTAAGTTGGTGGAGACAGGGGGAATCGAACCCCCACTCGTTGAATGCAAATCAACAGTGCTACCTTTATCACCATGTCCCCACAGTAGATAAAGCCCTAATTATATTGTATCTTAGAATGGTTAGGCGGGTTTATTCGTCAAAATTAGTGGAAAACTCTGGCAGCTCCATGGGCGAAGCAGCTTCTTGAGCATCCTTGCTCTTTTCTTCAATCTTTTCAAGCACTTTGGACACCTGAGCCTGTGCAGTTTGTATCTGCTCAAACTGCTTCCTCACCCAGTCCTCTTCGCTTTCCTTGGCCTGAACCTGCTCCCTAGCCTTCACCGGGTCATTCTCTGGGTCTGAGTAGAAGTGCCTCAAAAACTCGTAGCAAAGCTCGTCTATTGTATAAGACAATAAAACCGGGTCCTTCAATGGTCTGTTATAGGTCTTACACCACCAGAATTCAAGGTAACGCTTGAGGGCGTCAAGGCTAGAGCTTGGGTTTTCTATGGTGTGGGCCTCGGCAAGACGCCTGACCTCTTCCCAGTGGATTTTCATCTATTGTCCCAATACTGTCCCAATTCGACCCTATTTGTCCCAATTATCCCCACAAGCTGTCATCGTCATCGCCACTGCTGATGCCGATCTTGATCTTCTTCTCTTCAGCAAAGTCGCTCTTAACAAGCTCCTTGTGCTTTTTCATGGCCTTGATGCCCTCTTCCAAGGATAGTCCCTTCAGCCTCGCAAACAGGCAGCTTTCTTTAATAGCGGCAATGGAGAACTCTTTGGTGAGGTCCAAGTCCTTATCTGAAACTGTGTCGGTGCTCAGATAGTGCTTGAGAAGTTTGAGTCTAGATTCCTTGGAGGGGATGCCGACCTTGTAGAGCTTGTCAAAGCGGCTGGGTCTGTCCACCAGATTGCCGGGCAGGCGCTCTGGGTAGTTGGTGGTGCCAATCACCAAAGACTTGTCAATCGAGCGTTCGCCGTCCAAGAAATCAAGCACACGCTCAATCTTACAGTTTTCAATGACAGCAGCCAGTTCTTCAAAAACAAACACCTTCAAGCGATCTGCCTCAATCTCCTTGATTTTGTTCATCATGTCATTGGACATCATCTGGTCCATGAAGATGACAATTGCGTCTTTGGGAAGGATGCTCTTTAAGATGTGACGCAAAAGTGACGTTTTGCCAGTGCCGGGAGGGCCATAAAGAAGCATACCACGGCGGTAGAGTATCCCAAGGTCACGATAAATCTTCTCTCCAGCCAAGAAGGATTGGATATCCGAAACCACGGCAGAGGAGAGGTCGTTGATTTCAAGCAAGGTGTCGTCCCGCAGGGTTGTTGGGACAAGCCGTTCTGGCGTTTGGCTATACACCTCAGCATCCTTGTGATAGTAGAAGCCGCCCGGCAAGGTAACTGCCTCTTGGGAAGAGTCTTTTACGTCCCAGCGAACCATGAGAAGGTTCCCAAATGCCATATCGTAATCCGGGTCCTCCTCAAGTTTCTTCAACACATCATTCGGTGTAGGCTTATCCTTACCACTTCCAGCCAGCTCATAAATGGGCTTGCTTCTTCCGATGCAGTCGTAATACCCACCGCTTTTGGTTTCCGTGTAATACCAGCCCTTTTTAGGTCCATTTTCCTTTTCTTTTTGCAGTCTTTTCTTGGTTTTATTCATACTTGCTCTAATCCTCTTTGCAGCTTTTCTGACCCTAGCACTGGAAAATGGACGCATGGATTACCCCTCAGCTGATTTCTTAGCCTTCTTTGGGTTCTGGTTGGCAAACTCTTCAGCCTCTTCGGCGGCCTTGCTGATGCGCTCGTCGTATACTTTTTCGGCATCCAAGGCCTTGTTGTAAACTTCATACAAGACATTGCGGTCCAGAAGCTCGCGGCCAGAGTCCGAGTCCTTCCACCAAGAAGGGGCCTTGGTGATAGCCACCTCAAGATAGGCAATAGCGCGATTCATCAGCCCTACGCCCGTTGTGGAGACAGACTGAGAACCGTTGTTATAGGCATCGGTCCTGAGCCCCACTTCGATCAATTCTTTGTTGGAAAGCAGGCATTTGACGGTGAATGAACCTTCAAACTTCTGCTTTGTTTTCTCTCCCTGAGCACTCAGGGAAAAGCTATACTCATTGCTGGGCAACATTCTTCTTTCTCCTTGTTTTGTTGTACCGTTTCACAAACCACGCTTGTGGATAATGGCCATCACGGCATAGCCAAGCTTTCATATGAAGTTCACCCACAAAATGGCGGGCGGGCGTATCCCAAAAGGCATTCACAACCTCAAACACCGGGGTGCCTGTATTGGATTCTATCTTAGTGACGAGAGTGTAATGGAGGTTCCCATGGTCGCTTTTATGAAGCAAGACCACACTTCCACCCTTCTCTAGGTGATTGACAATCCCCCTGTAGGTAGGAATCATTCGGTGAACCACTTTCAGGGAGACCCTTTTGCCCACCTGATGGAGAACCCGATCAAAGTCTTTTGCTTTAGTACCTGAGTATTCGTGCCCGTCTGGGTCCTTGGTGGCGCAGGCCTTTTCTAAGAATTCGTAATGGGTTTTGATGGTGGCGCGATGTCCCGACCATTTCAGTAGGTTGATAATGGCAATCGGGCCGCAGCCGTAGTTGTTGTTTTGTTTGGTATACCGAATTCTCACATTCGGTTATACGGATTTAGGATGTTCAGCTTGGACCGATGAAACCGATGGAAACTATTGACCAATTTTCAATGAGAAACTCGCCGTGGGCCATGGAGCTTGAGCGGCGAACAATCCAAGCTCTGGGTAAGTAGATGATGGTTTTGTTGTTGTTGTCTTTGATTTCTAAGGAAATGTACTTGGCTTGGGTGAAGCCTTCTTGTTCGGACTGGCCGATGGAATTGGTGCCCGGAGCATAGCCATCTAGAACTGGATCATTGTCCGGGGAACGATATACCCTGAGGTTCATCGAAACCCTGACTCGATCTGGGGCTATTTCATATGGGAAAACGGAGTCAATGCACTCGATTTGAGTGGCGGAGGTGTCGATGCTCCAGTCAGCAACAAACGCCGCTGCGACCACCTCGCCATTAATGAGGACCTGACACCGCGCTCCGCTATAGAGCTGAGGCATCATAAATTATTGGGTATCTACGCCCTTGCCGTAGCCAAGGCCATCGGCATCGGTAGAGTTGTTGCTTGCTGCGTCGTAAAGACCAACGAAGTTGTAGCGCTCTGAAGCGACATCGCCAGAAGAAACCGAGAAGGAGCGTCCGGTAAACCTTGCGCCTTGGATGCTGGCAATGGTTTGATTGGTCTGCTTGTCGGTAATCGTGATGGTCATCGAGTCTCTTTCGAGAATCTTATTGATCTCGTTTTCGAGCTTATGCTGGATGGCCGTGGTGTCAGCGAGGACCTTAACGGAAACGGTTTCGCCATTGGCGTTCTTGGTTTCTGCGGTGGTGGTGTTGATCGGAAAGATTCTTCCAATAGAGCAGGAAACATCATAGCCAACTGGGTCAAGGGCGACTGGGTTGGATGACCCGACCACATAGGTGGTGCGGATATCGTGATTGACGCTTACGCTGATGTCGGTAGCGAAGGCTAGAGTTTCTTTGCTTCCATCGGCCTTGGTGACTTCGATCTTGCCGCGAGCGCCGGATAAAAGCTGTGGGAGGTGGGTTGGGGTTACGTTAGCCATTTCAATCTCCTATTAGAAACCGAGCTTGTCGGTGGTGTTACCGCTTGCTGCGTCGTAAATGCCGATAAACTGCAGGCGTTCGGTGGCAAGCTGGGAGGCCGACAGGCTCAAGCTTCGGCCTGCAAAACGGCAATTCTTGATGGTGGCAACCGTTGCTCCGGTAATCTTGTCTTTCAAGTCGATCTGGATATCGTCGGCCTTGAGCATCTGATTGATGGCAGGCTCAATGCCCTTAGTGACCGTGGAAATGTCCACCTTGCCGTCATTCTGGTTTGCTGCAGAGGCCTTATTGACCGGGAAAACTCGGCCAACGCTGATCTGCACCGGGCTCACCGACAGGGGCTCAACCGAGCGAGCATTGGGAGCGCCGAAGGTGTGGACAGGGCGGACATTGTGGGACAGGGAAATGGAGACATCGGTGGCAAAAGCGATGGTTTCGGTTCCGATTTTGATCTCGGCTCTTGCACCAGATAAGAGTTGTGGGAGCATTGATTTACCTCAAGGTAATAGATTTTGGCCCATCAATAGGCCTTGAAGCTATTATCTCAAAAAAAACCTAGATTTATCCCCCGCTGCAAAGAATGATGGGATGAGAAGCCCTCATTAGCATCTGATAAGATTACTTAATGATATCAAGCACTTGTTCCAATTGAGCATGCTATTGGGTTTTTAGGTCAGAACTTGATGTCAAGATCTGCAAATAGAGGATTGCCCCTAAGTGATTCAAGCTCACCTTTTTTCACGAGCTTCCTTCTCAGCCTTGGTCTCAGTAAGGATTAAGGCCGTCTTGACATGGACTGGTTTATTAGACTTGATCTTGACCATAAGGTCCTTATGACTCATAACCTGCCCAAGCTTTTCATATTTATCGTAGGCTGGATTTTCCAAAATTGTGTACAAACAATCAACATCATTGGTGTTTTCAATTAAAAATGTGATCTGCTTTGGGCTCAACAGCGGGCACTCATAAACGAAATCTGTGGCACCAGATTGAATAGCTTCATCCAAAATCCTTTCGGCAAGCTTTGGGTACATCAATGCCGTCACATAGCTTTCTACAGCTACGGATAGAAACTCTTTACTTCTTCTAGAAACACTCTTTTTTTTCATAACCACTTTTCTCCTTATTGGTATCATACCAAAACAGGGGGTCTTTTAGATCTTAATGCTTGCCAACACAGAGAACAAAAGGAAAAAGAGCCAAATCCTGACAACACTGATAACAACAGCCTTCACGCGACCCTCGCAGTCTTGCCCACCAAGTCTTTCACCGTACCCATGTTGCCCTCTGCATCCACTTGAGCAATGTGGTCAGAGAACAGCTCCAAGGTCTTGACGCTATAGCACTGGATGGCGATAGAATAGATTCTAGCGCCCGTTTGCTTTTTGTAAAGAAGAATCTGCTCCAGCTGCTCGTCGGAAAGGCGGGCTTCGCCATCGGTGATGAAGATGATATCAGCAGGCTTCAGCACTTCTTTGGTGCCCTTTTCAGTCATCATCTGGAAAGCTTCGGTGAGAGGGGCATAGAAGTTGGTGCCGCCGCCATTGGAGGAGGTGGAGGCGATGGCCACTTTATCCTGAATGGTGGCTGGGCTTTCTTTCTTGAAAAGCTTCTTGTCGGTGACATAGGACTCAAAGGCCACGAATCCAAAGTCACGCTTTTGCTTCTCAGCCAAGCCCATCAGAGACAGGATGACGGCTTTTGCCCACACTTCAGGCGAGCCCGCCATGGAGCCAGACACATCGAGGCAGGCCACAATGGGGCCCTTACCCAGTTCTTCCACACCCTTCAGGTCGTATTGGAGCAATGCCCGATTGGAGTAGTCCAGAGCAAACTGAGTGGGGTTCATCTTCATTTTGAAGAGTTCGGTGGGAAGCAGGCGGCGGATATCATTGCCAGTGATAATGTCCACAATCTCGTCTTGGCCATGGGTATAGGAGGTGGAGACTTCGGTATTGACAATGTTCTTCATCTTGCCAGCAAGGTCTGAAATGCGCTTAAGCTGATTTGCTGCAGTGAGTTGTTCAGCCAACTTAAACTTCTCTTCAAAGGGGAGGTTCTGAAGCTCACCCTTATTGATGCCCCAAGTAGAAACAGCTTGACCCCAGTCATCAGCTGCCTGCTGGGCAGCCTCAACACCCTTGCGGATAGCCTGACGGACATGAGACATTTCTTCTTCAGTGAGGAGGTCTTCAAGGCCATCGCCAGAAACGGGGGTGCCATCGGACTTTTTGCCAGTCTTTTTGGCCTGCTCTGCCTTCTTTTCTGCCTCTTTTTGCTGCTCAATGAAGTTGGGAGCAAACTTGGTGGTGCCAAAGGCTGAGGCAACGTCATCCATGCGGGTGGAGGTGTGGAGGGCCTTGTAGTCTTTAGAGGAAATGAGCTGGCTCATCATGGAGCTATTGGTGGTGTTTTCAACCAGCTCCGGGCTCATCTTAAAGAAGGAGTTGAAGACATCCTGAGTGAGGGTCTCGTTCTTTTCACAGAGGGAGGAGATTTTGCTTGATTCCTTAACGGACTCAAACTGAATCTTGTCAAACCCGGTAAAAGCAATTGCATTGTTCTTCTTACTCATAAATCCAGCATAGCAGGGTTCATGACTAAATGCAACAACTATTTTACTCTTTTTAATGGATTCACCATAACGTAACAAACCTCCTCCACACGGAGGGGTTCATCCTCGAACAGGCTTCTGAATTCGGTATGTCTCACTGTGAGCTTAAATTCCATCTTTTTAGTTGTGGGAGATGCGTCGGGTAAGGAGTCCCCAATGGACTCTATTTCTATCGGCTCATGCACTGCTATTGAATAATAGTAGGGGGGATTTTCCCCCAGCTCCAAGGACAGGATGGCCTTAGAGTATGGGGTGTTGATGTTCCTATAGAATCGGTATTGTTTCATATAAAAGGTGGGGGCTCTTTTGACCCCCACCCATTTATTGTACGGATTTAAGCGGTGGTTTCCTCCCCAACCACACCAGTCAAAGTTTTGGCAAGTGAACCCAGACGGTCCTTGAGCTTGTCGGCAGTGCCTTGAAGCAGGAAGGCGTAGTTGTCCACCTTAGCCTCAAGCTGAGCAAAGCGTTCAACACGAACCTTGATGGAGCGGTCAGACTCAACACCAGTCAAGTCTGAAAAGTCGGTTTCCATGGTCTTGATTTCAGCCTCAACCTCAGCCTTGAAGGCGTCCCACATGAACCTGCGCTCATTGGCGGTATCAGGAACGCCCAAAGTGAGGAGGCTTGCCTCAGGATAAAGGGCAAACAATGCCTTGATTTTGCTCAGTTGCTCATCATTGGTGCGTGGGACAAAGTACATGCCACCACGGTCGCGCACAGTGAGGTAGTCACAGTAGTGCTTGAGCAAGTACAGAACGAGGTCTCTCATCTGGTCACTGTCGTAGTGGTGCAGCCAGTAGTTGTAGCGGTTTTTGATTTCTTCTTCTGCAGGAGAAAGTTGGGTGAGTTCTTGGCCATTGAGGTCGCGGAACTTCACCTCACCAGTGCCCTTAACCAACACTGCCTTGGTGGAGGTTTGGACAGTGACATTGTAATTGTCGGGGTCAACTTGAGTGTAAATGATGATTCTGACGCAGACAGCCTGATTGTCTGGGCCCTTTTCCACTCTGGCCCCAATTTCCTTGGCCACATGGTCAACAGACTTCAGGAATGCGGTCTTATTGCGGACATTTCCAACCAGATTGCCATCTAGGCCAGCCCGGTTGACATTGTCTCTGATGCTGGTGACGGAGTCACGGAACCCAGTGATAGACCAGCAAAGGACTGAACCTATGCTGTTGCTGTATTCTGAGGACTTATTAATCAATTCTCTGATTTGGTTACTCATGTTTTCTCTCTCCCTTATAAAACCAGCATAGCCTGAATGACTGAAATAGTCAACAACTATTTATTTAAATGTCTTTTCTGTAATCCTATTTATGTCCCTAAGCTGCACCTGAAGGTCCCATCGGTCACTAGCAATCCACTTCCTAACAGTGTTCTTTGCTTCACCAAGCTTATCAAACGGTCCTTTAGCTGAGGTGTAGTCCAGCGGCGGAAACTCCCCATCCTCAAGCTTAATAATGCTATACTCCAAATTAACGCCAACGGCCCAATATTTCATATCACGCCCCCTCTTTCATGATTTGCCCTCAAGCTTATAGTCAATTGCACTCACAGCATCTCGAAGCCGACTAAACCCTTTGTCACAGTTTAGATACCAGTCAAAGCAGCTTGGTTTGCCGTTTTCAAAATGATTGTAAATCTCAAAGTAGTTTTGCACGAACCAGCATCTAACAATGATGTACCCACGATATTCGTAGACAGGGTGATTCTTTTGAAATTGGGTGTAAGTTCCGATGCGCTTGGGTTTTGCATCTTTCATGATTCGCCCTCAAGCAGGCAACAGAAATGTCCTTGGTGGTGTAGTTTCCCACACTGTTCTGCTTGGTTCTGAGGTACTTTCCATCTTTTTTTCAGTCTAGCAACAAACATAAAACCAGCATAGCCTGAATGACCGAAATAGTCAACAACTATTTTATAAAAAAGGGGCCATTCCGTGGCCCCTTAAACTAGATCACTTTTTACCAGCAGGAGTTCCGTCCAAGACCTTCATTCTGAGGTCTTTAACCAGAGAGATGGCTTGGGCGAGCTTCTCGTTTTCACTTGACTTACCCAGACCCTCAAGGCCCTTGACAATCTTACCCAAGGCAATGCCCGCTTCCATTGCATCGGCCTTAGCGTTGTTCCAGTTCTCGTACTGCTCGCGGGCAGCGTCGGTGAATTCCACAATCTTCTCACCCACGGGATTGGTGAAGCGGGCAATAAGTTTCTTGATGAGCTTGTGGTGGGACGGGTCATCTTCCCACAGGACGTGCTCCAAAATTTCGATATCGTCTAAAGACACAGCGGTGCGGCCACGGTAGTGGGCATGGGCCTTCATCACTTTATATGCTTTATTGAGTTTGCGGTCACTAATGTAGAGGCCTTCATTTTGGATGGCCCTTCTGAGATTAAGCAGAGCGTCAATCACAGCATCATCATCGGCCACTTCGTCAACCTGTTTTTGTGCTTCAGCCAACTCTTCCATGGAGATGCTGGGGACATCTACTTTTCCAGACTTTTTCAGCATGCTCTTGACAGAGTCATCTTCCTGCATTTGCTTCACCTCAAGGCGCAGGGTAAAGCGGTTATTGAATGCAGCCAGCTCCTTAGCTTCCGGCAGCTCATTGGATGCACCAACAATCATCTGGAGAGGGAGCTTCTTGGCTACGCCATTTTCAGTGAAAGTGCGTTCATTGGCAATAGAAAGGAGAGCATTGAGGGTGGCTGAATTACATTTGAAAATTTCATCAATGAAGGCAACATGAGCTTCTTGGATAGAGTTCTTGGTGTTGCGTTTGAACTGGCCCTTGATGAGGTCTTCAACAGAAGGAGCGCCAACAATCTCATCCACAACGGTGGTTTTGGAGACCAACACCTGAAAGGAGTTTCCACCAACGGCTGCGGTGAAAGCTTCGGTGATGGCTGATTTGGCAGTGCCGGGCAAGCCCAAGAGAAGGATGTTTTCTTGAGAGAGAGCGGTCACCATCAGGGCATCCACAACGGAGTCACGCTCTTTGAAGTTGGTTTTGAGAGCATTTGCTATTGCTTGTAGCTTGTTGCCATTTGCAGACTTAATTTCCAATACTTTCTTTGCCATCCTCATCTCCTTTTGCCCATCAGGCATATACTCAATCTAACAGGGTGTATGACTAAATGCAACAAAAAAGTTTATGATGAATGATTTTTTTTGGTCCTTTTATAGATAGCCTCTATCTTGGCAAGGGTTGCGGCTTTAGCCTCCTCTATGGAGCCATAGCCCTCCATAACGCCATCGGTAGATGATGCCCCAAACACTTTTCCACCACGGGTCTGATGGATGGAGAAGTTGGGGGCTTTCCCAACCATCACATGACGGACACCACGCCTGTAGTAGACCTCGTCTTCTGGACTGACCACCTCTGACTTCTTGTAAGCGGGTTCGTTGGGCATGACATAAATCTTCACCCCAACATCACGTCCTTTGCTATCTTTAACACCAAAGCTGATGCTGGCCACCACAGAGTGTTTCCAATCACCATTGTTTTCCCAGACAAGGTTAGAAAGATTTAGCATCTGAGCCTCCCTGCCCCATTGGGCATATACCCAATCTAACAGGGTCTATGACTAAATGCAACAAAAAAGTGCTTTATTGGTTATTTTTATTAAAAGCCATTTCAGTTTCCCACTCAATATACTCAAGCTCCTCAAACAGTGGTTTACTGATCTTTAATGGCCTTTCCCTGCCTTGGGAGTAGAAAAAGTACCCATTGTCACACTTGCCAACATAGGCTTGCTTTTGCTTGATGAGTTCAATTTTTTGTTGCTTAGAAATTCTCTTCATTTTGTTAGCTTCCTTTTGTTCATTGGACATATACTCAATCTAACAGGGTGCGTTAGAAATGGCAACAAGAAAATGCGTTATTCCCCATCTTTTTTTACAAGCTCCAGATAGGGATTCCTCACCTCTTCCGGCATATCAACCCCGATGTAGAGGCGTCCATTCTCTCCGAAGGAGATGTAGACCTTTCCCGGATACTCTTTGCAGAGGATGTAAAACATGCTTTGCTCAAACTCGATTTTGTCCATAAGTTCTCCTACTTAAAGAACCACCAAAGTACAAAGATTATGCCAAGCAACGGGTGTATGCTCCACAAAAACAATGCTAAGGCTATGATCGAACCATACACTGCCAACAGTACCGCCAACAGAAATAGAGACTCCATACGCTCCATACCTCAGTTATTAGTGTACTAGGATTGTTTAATAAAGGCAATAGAAAAAGGGGTGGAGCTAATTAAAGCTCACACCCCTCGGGATAGATAGCGCCCTGCGCATTGAGCTGTCGGTCCTATCTTCGACCGCTCAGGCAATGTGTTGTCGCTTTTTTATGCGAAAGAACAGGCCTGAGGTATGTATAACTAGAAGTTATACAGTGTTTTATTAAGCAGCTCTCTGAACACGAATGTCGGAGAGAACGAACTCGTAGTTTTCAACCAGAGCGAGCGTAACGCCGATGCGGATAATGGAGCCTTCGAGCTTAATCGTGAGGTCCTTATATCCACGGCCACCCGTGTTATTGTCGCCAACGATGATGCCAGCCGATTTCAGGCTGTCAAACACGCTGATGAGGCTGTTACGAATGCTCTCTTCAGACAAGTCGCTATTGCGAACGCCAATGAATGCTTCGGTGTTCAGACGCAGGGTATATGCAGCCAAGTCAGCGGCATAGATGACGCTAGGACGATTGAAAATCCAAGCATCCTTGGTGTCTTGATAAGTGGTGTTGTCCATGGCGAAACGATATCCGCCATTAGGAGCTTTTTCCACATAACAGAGGTTTGCTCTGATAGCTTTTTCTGCCTGAGTTTCTGGGTCGAAATCTGCATGGCTGAAGCCCGAGATGCTAGGAGCCTTGTTCAGGTTAGAAAGTCCGGGGAGAGCGGAGGCTTTCATGCCTGCAGAAAGCACTGCGAGCATATGAGGCTGCATGGTGACCAGTTCACCCGAAGCGGCGATGGCATCAACATCTTGGAATGCCATCTGAACGCGATAAGCATTCAAGTCGGAAGCTGCTTCGATAGCCTCATCAAATGAACCCTTGAAGCCAACAAAGCCCTGACGCTCTTTGCGTCCTTTGATGGTAGAAGCTTCGTTGCAATGGCTTCTGACAGCAGCATGCACAGAAGCGATGCTGTAGCTTGAGGCTGCGTCGGTGAGGTCGTCAGAAATGTCGTCAGCAGCGTCTCTCGAAAAGAGAGGGATGACGAAATTGATACGACGTTTCAGGAGGGCATCAATCCCGTCCTGAATGTCAGCTTGAGAGGTGGCACCTTTAGCGCCGCCAGAGAGGAGCGTGCGTGCCATTACGGAAGGAACGCCTGCGGTCGCCGTTGCGGAGAAATCCACCAACGAGGAGGCTGCGAAAAATTCCTTCACTTCACTCAGATCTTTGTCGAAATCGCGAGCAACGAGAATTCCTGCTGCAGACGCTTTGTCCAGAACAGAAACAGGCTTTGCGCCCATTGTTGCGGAAGCGGCTGATGCGGAGTAGCCGGGATTCTGATTGATCAATTCAACCAGCTTAGCAACATTGGAGACCGTCGAAAGATCGATATCGAGGTTCTGAGCGGTGGAGCCGCCAGTGACAGCCGTGGTGAGTTTCTTGTCGGTGAGGGTGACGGTAGCAGCCGAGGCAGCGCCATCGGTGCATTGAAGGGTCATAACCGTATTGCCGCCAATCGGGTCACTCACTTCAACCAAACCTTTTTGAAGGTCGTTGATGGTGATAATTGTGCTGCCAGATACGAGAGCAACCTGAACAGAAATCTGATTTCCGCCGATGCCGCCACGCTTGTCAGTGACAGTGCCGTAGCTAGGCAGGGTGAGGGATGCCTTGGTGGTGGCATTTGTCTTGATGAGGACCAGTTCCTGAGCACCGCCACGGATGGCTGGGTCATTGGAGGGGCTGATAGCGAGCTTTGCAGCATCAACCAGCGGGCCGCTTCCAAACTTCTCAGCAATCGCAGCAAACTCATCTGGGCCAAAGGTCACAGCCGAGAGTCCCGATTCTTCCGAGAAGGGTGCGCCTTCCGTCGATTCACCGATCAAAGCAACAACGCCCAAGGCCGGAGATGCGACCGTGGAGCCTGTAACTCTAACATCCGAATAGCTGCCCGGTTTAACCAGAGTAGCTCCATTGAAATTCACTGTAATTGCCATTTTCTATTCTCCCTTAGAAACCAAATTTCTTGAGTGCGGCATCAAAAGCAGAGGCCGTTTCGTTTTCAGTCAATTTATTGGCTTTAAAATAAGCCAATACGGGCTCATAATGAGCCGAGCGAAGCTTCTGGTGCTTCTTAAGTTTTAAAGAAAACCATGTCGTAAAAGACAACTTGCTCTCTTCTTTCTTATCCTTCTTGCTGGGCCGTTCCTCGTTAAAATCGTTCATATCGTTATTATCTCTCAGTTTTCCTAGATCTAAGATTCATAGGGCTCGTAAAAAACTGACATAATAAGGCCCAAGATATCCTTTTGTTTGGCCTGCTCCCATGTCCAAGTGGTCTTGGTAGAGACAGAAATGAACCTACGCCAGATATTATTGTCTGCAAACGAGTCGTCTTTAGAGAAGTCAGAGGCCGAGGGGAAGGATAGCTCCATGCCAAAAGTGGCCGCCAGAATGGGTCTAGAGCGCAAAAGAATCCACATCACGATGTAGTAGAGCCATAACCCCTCGTTTCTATTGGAGTGTCCATGGACACCCACCACAGCCTGTTCGTCGTAAATCATGGCCCCACGGCTATATCTGGCGTCCATATAAGGGGAGATGACCTCAAGCTCGGTGAGGTCGATTTCGGAAAGAGGCGAATTCTTTTCTAAAATCAATATGTTACCGTTGTCATCCAGTGACAGGGGGTATTCTTTGTTCTTATTGTCCCTGACGGTGAGGCCGGGCAGGAACAGCTCTTTCTGCTCCAAGGGCATATTTGCGGGTGGGGTGATCATCAGGGCCCCTTCCGAGGTTTCTGTGGCGGACTCGGGGACAAACTTGGGGACCAGCACCTCCCGCTCCTGAGATGGGACATCTTCCCACTCATGACCCATATAATCTCCCAGCATGGGCATGGCCGGGCTTGCCCCCTGAAGGACGATGGTGACGGCTGGGAATTTGGCCTCGGTAAGGTCAAACCCAAGAACAACTGGGACATCCGTCTTCATGAACCAGTTCTTAACCATTTCAATCATGCGATTGCCATAAATGGCTGCATGGGGTTCCAGCTGGGCATTTCCAAAGATGTCTTTAATGAATCTATCGGGGTTAGCGCGAATGGTCTTAAAACCAAGCTCGATGACGTATTTGAGGTGGAGATCGGTCATTGGGGCACTCATCTGAAATCTCCCTTAATGAGGTTGAACCTATGGACCTGCCTGTTGCAGAGGTGGTTTGGTTGTTCCAACTCCTGACAAAACTCAGGCTCAGGCTCTATGGTGGCGCAGGCGGACAATAAAAACAGGAATAGGGTCAAAAACCTAGTCATCCACCTATTATACCCTTTTAGGCTTAGGGGGCCTTATACTTTGGGCAATAGTAGGTGTGGCGTCTTGAGGCGTTGGGTTCAGTCTCCCTCACCTTGTCTAAGCCGCATTCACAGACGCCCCCAGAGGAGAAGACGGGCTCATTGAAGTGCCCCCTTTTACAATACCCTGCGTCATAATGTCCATGGGGCACTTCTGCCCTGCAATCATCAAAAGTGCAGCGGCGATAGAAGCTACTCATAGGTCTCTCAAGATTCTTTCAAGCTCTTGATCTACCCAAGCAGCGACTTCGGGGAAAAAACGGGCACCGACCCAGCCAGGATGTTCCCATTTCCCCTGCGCCTCTGGGTTATTACTCACAGTGCGGAAGGTGACGTAGGCCTTCTTGTTCCTACCCTTCTTATCTTGGTAGGAAACCTGTTTCATGTTAGTGAGAAGCGGGTTCATAGGTTTACCGAGATCCACCCTTGGGGAAGCATCGGTGCCCTGTCCGCTATCCACAATCATATTGTTGGTGTTCAAAGGGTCTGGCTTGAAAGTGACATTTCCACTGGTAGAGATACCAGCGTTCTTGGCGGATTTCAGCATATGCTGAATGTCTGCTCTGAGCGAACCCTTGGTGTATTTACCAACCGCTCCGGGCATCTGATTGCCAAGCATGGCAGCTTGTCTTTCTAGGACATTCCACATATGCTGAACTTGGGTGTTATTGCCAGTCTTGGCATTGGGCTGATGATCAAAGGGGATGCGCTTGTACTTGTAGCCCTTTTTGGAGATCTTGGCATTCTTGAGGAGGCCATCTTTCATGGAGAAAGGAGGGTATCCTGTTTCCAAGTGTTCCGCCGATTCATCTAAAGAAATGCGGTAGACATCCTTCTCCACTACCTCAAAGGTGATGGCGTCTTGATACTGCTGCCTTGTCGTATTGAGGCGCTGTCCTGCCAATTGATAAAGCTGGGCTTCTGCTCTTTTGGCAAGGTCTGCTACCGCATTGCGATAAGCGGTGGACACCGTTCCTGCAGCAGACATTGCTGCCTGCTCGATGGCCTTTCTGATGTCGTCTTTATTAAACTTCCAGTTCACTTGACACCTAAGGCCTTAGTGCTTTATTGTTGCCTCAAGGCTTTTTGTTGGGATCTTTTGGCGTCTTAATGGCGGCAATTGCTGCTGCCATGGCATCTTTCTTTTTTTGAGCCAAAGCCTTCTTCTCTTCTTCGGTGAGAGGCTTCATTGCGGCTTGCTTTGAGGCAAGCTTTTGTGACCAGCCTTTGGAAAGAACCTCTTTTGCCCGATTACTGCCTCGGATGGGCCTTCCTTTTTCGTCCTGACCCTTATTCAGTTCCTGTTTCTTCAGGTCATTATAGGACATGCCCTTCTCTAAAGAAGGCTCCTCCCCTTTATTGAGGATTTCTTTTGTCTTTTTAATGAGGTCATCTATTTTTGACATTATTCTTCGTCTTTTACTATCTTGGCAGTGTCTTGCCTTGCCAGCTTGCGCTGTTTGCCACCCATCTTGGCTTTGCCTTGGGGGTAGAGTGTCTCTATTTTCTTGCGGTTTTCATTGTCCTTTTCATTGACAATGATGTTTTTTGCGCGTTCAATAGAAAAGCTGGCCAGCCAATTAGCATGTTCTTCCGGGGCCTTCTGTATGTGAGGGAAGGCCTCCTTGATTTTATTGACGGTGCTCGGGTCTTTAAGAAACTGAGCCTCCCTAACCGCAACACCAACATCTGAAATGCCCGGATTCTTTGGGTCGGCTGGCTTATAAACAGCCTTCTCAAGGTCCTTCAGTTGGTTGTAGCTCATTCCCTCTTGTAAAGTGGGGGCTGGTGCTGATTTGGTGAGAATTTCTTTAGCCTTCTTAATAAGAGAGATGATTTTGGACATTACTTGGTCTCTTTTTCTTTCAGCTGATTGTAGGACATGCCCTTTTTGATGGTGAGTTTGTGCCCTTCTTTTTCTTCTGCTTCCTTGTTTTCGACCATGTGTTGCTCTACCAGCTCTTCCACCTTTTCGCCAAGCTCTGCGTCAGACTTGGAGTCGGGGTTGGATTCAGACTTTTTCATGTTATGAATATATCTGTTCAACTTATCTTCGCCTTTACCGGCATAGTGATGTCCCGATCCAGGCCTAGCGCTTCCGTTCCAATGCCAATTTCCATCCTTTTGGTAAACAGAGATTGACCTGTCAGCCCTTTTGTAGGTGTGGTGATTGATTTTTTCACCATTGAGATGGGTGACTGGGGTTGAATGGCTATATGAAAATCCGGCATCAATTAGGGTTTCATGGTGCGGATTTTTAGTATGGTCTGCATCAAATCCCTGACCACAAGAATTTGCATCTTTAATTGCCTTCGCGAGCGGCTTATTGGCCTTAGGCTTGTCGAAATGGGTGGCTGGTGCAGCTGGCTTAGACGGCGTCATGTGTGGGTTCGGAGCCGCTGGAGCCTTGGGCTTCTTGTTTGAGTGGTTGTCAGATGGAGCCGATGGTGCTACAGCTAAGTTTTTGTCTAGCTCAGACTTGCCCATACCGGAGCGGTCTTGGTACTTCATTTTTGTTGTTTGAAGGGCCCTTTCTTTTGCCTCACCCACGGCGGCTTTCATCTCTCCGCGCTGATGTTGAGTCACCGCAGTTTTAAGCTCTGGGCTTTTGGCTTGAATTGCTTCGCTGGCCGCACTCGGTGCAGCATGTCTAACATGCACACCCTGTTTTGATGCGTTGTAGGCTCCGGTCTTGTGGTCCTTCAGTTGTTCTGAGGGGTCAAACTTCGCGCCCTTCTCCAGTTCCTTCATCTGATTGAAAGACTTTCCAATCAAAGACTTTTCACATTTTTCCATAGGTCCTCCGTGGGTTGCGCCGCAATAGGCACATTGGGATTCTTGTTTCTCAGGTTTGGCCATTTCTGGCTTTGCATTTCTCATCTCAGTGAGTTTCTGACGCAAAGCTTCAATCTTCTTGGCCTTATTTTCATGAATTTCTTCAGAATGAACAATAATATGAGGGTCGTTACCATCGTACTCTACCGGGGTTGGGGCCGTCATGTGGGGATCGATAGCCTTATTATGCTGTTCATGGGCAATACCAGCGGCGGCGATGGTTGTGGTGAGGGCCGCGCCAAGGACAGCGTCCTTAATAATGCCCTTCTCAAGGGTGGGTTCGGACTTATTCATTTTGTTTTTTGGATTCTTTTTGGACTTCTCTTGGGCCAAAAATTCATGCTCATAGGATTCGGCCAAATCCCTATGTCTGAGGGTGTTATCTCTGTTTGGATTTTTAGCACTCTCCTTAAGCTGATTTGCAACTTTTAAGTGATCTTTACTGTTCCAATGCTTAGTTCCATTTCGCATTCTTGAACCAAGGTCGCCTTGATAGTCAAATTCGATCGCTTTAGAAGCGTGCGTAAGTTTGCTTACATAAGCTTTGTCGTGACCATACTTGGTCTCAGTAACACTAGGCTTTTCATTGCTTGCGTCAGCTACCTTAAGTTGCCCCTTAGGCTCTGATGGGCTGTCGGTTGGGAGGTCCGCGAGGACCTTACCCGGCTCTTCTTTGTTTCCGGGGCCAGCAATAATCTTAGCCTTATTCAGCTCGTCCTGCTTCATTTGAGCGTAGGACTTGGCTACAGCCTCAGATTTATAACATTTTTTCATTTCGGCATGTTTCT